TGCTAAATCTGATGCAATGCCTGTTAGATAATAACCATTACCTACAAAATAACCATTGGCTTGAATATTCGCATTACTTGTAATATTACCAACAGCAGTAATATGACTTACTGCGTTTACTGTAGGTACTGTAAGAGTGTTCGTTGTTTTATCAAATACAAAGTCTACGTCCCCGCCGAATACACCATTATCATTATACTGTACTTGTGTATTACTACCGCCGGGGACTGCGGCGCCACCGTTGCCGCCGGCTGCCCAAGTAAGACCACCTACTCCATCAGTTTGTAAGAAGTAGCCGTTGTCACCACCTAAAATACTTAATTTAGAAACATCACCTAATGTTAATATGTTTCCATTCCATGTTACATTGGGTATTCCTCCAAAGGACCCAGCATTATTGAATTGTAACTGTGTATCGTTACCGCCGGGTTCACCTGTGAACGATTGACCATTAGCAAATTTATAGTAAGTTGCATAAACAACATTAGCAGTAACGTTTCCAACTGTATTAACGTTAGTAACAACATTGCCGTTGGCATCTATAACTGCGACTGGCGGTATCCCAGCGGAGTATCCCGCAATACTGTTAAATGGATCTGCTGACATTATTCTTTTTCCCTTATTACATATTTATCATAAACACGCATATTGGGTAGTCAAAAAAGAACCAACGGGATCTTTTTTCTAAATAGTATTATGCTTATACAACAACCACCTAGACCTATTTGTATCAACTGTAGAAACGCACTTGCTAAACCTAACGGCACAAGTAAAAAGGGTTTTGTAAAGTGGCACAAGTATTGTGCTGACTGCTCTAAGGGCATTTATAATCCTAAATATAAACACCTATTAGAAAAGAAAAGCAAATGTGATAAGTGTGGATTTGTCGCAGAGGATCGCTGCCAACTAGATTTAGTTTATAAGGACAATAATAAAAAGAATTTAGCAAAAAAGAATCTGATGACATTGTGTGCTAACTGTAATAGATTACATAAGAAAAAATCTAAAGTAAGTAAAAAATCGTTATTGAATTTAACAGTAGATGCTGATACTAGAATTATTTAATAGTCAATAATTTTAACTTACTGAATAGAATACAATAGAAATATCCAATATCAAACTCAAACTTCTCACGACTTAGTTTTACACTAGCAGGATCTAAATGATGATTGTTATGTAATTCTTCACCACCTATAATAATACCCCATGGTGATATATTACGACTAGTATCTTTAGTAACTCCGTTTCTATATCCCCAATAATGTCCTAATCCGTTAATAACTCCAGCGGCCCAAAAGGGTATCCATATCATTTGTATGCCCCAAATCAATAGTCCCCAATAAGAAAACCAAAGTAAATTTACGCACAATAACAAAGTAATTCCTAACCATGGATATTTGGTATATACATTACGTTCTACCCAATCATCAGGTGTTCCCACACCATACTGATTTACCATATCTTTATCTTTGCTTGCATTAGCATATAGAAATGCGCCACCAAACAATACACGCCATATTCCAAATACTTTAGGACTATGCGGATCATTGAATTCGTCACTAAATCTATGATGCTTACGATGTATTGCTACCCATTCTTTTGTTACCATGCCTGTTGTTAGCCATAACCAAAAACGCATGAAGTGACTTAGTACTGGGTGAAATTGTATTCCTCTATGTGCTTGACCACGATGTAAGAATAATGTTACACATATAATAGTGATATGTGTTGCTATGAGGGTGTATAGGATTTCGAACATATACTATTTAGCCACAAAAAAGCGCACATAAAGTGCGCTTCTTTGACTTCCCATCCCTAAGAAGATTTTTTTTTGATTATTGGAATGTGAGGTTCTGAACAGCGATCTCACCAACATAGTCAGCAGCATTACCGAAAGATGATGCTGTGTTTGTTAATTCGATGTAGCCATAACGTGTCATGAATGACACGACTGGTTCGAATGTTGATGGATCAAGAACAACACCACTGCTCATCAATGGAATGTATGGGCAGTAGAATGCGGCTGCGTCAGTTTCGCTTGAACCCTTATAACCAACTAATACAGGTTGTGTATCAGGAGCATATGAGTTAACGAATACACGCATTGCACCGTTCAATGTACCAACAAACTTAGTATTTGTTGGAGCCTCGAATGTACCTTCTGTTGTACGTGCAAATGCTGATGTTGTTGCTGACTGAAGAACAGTCAATGATGCTGGGCTAACAACACACCAGTTACCTGCGCCACGACGGGTACGTTGTGCGATCAAGTTAGCAACACGGTTGATCAATACTGCAAGGGCAGCATGCTCGTCACCAACATAAGTTGCAGTACCAGAAACTGTTGCCTGGTTGTATGTGAACTCAGTTGATGCTAATGTTGCTAATGACAACAAGATTTCTTGGTCAATTTCAGCAGTGATTTCTTGTGCAAGTGCTGCCATAATCTCTGCTTCAACGTCGATGCCATGCTGTGACTGTGCGTCCTGAGCGGCTTCGAATGTCCATCTTGCTTGTAACTTACGTGATTTGGCTTCAACAGCCTGACGTAAGATTTGTACGCTGATCTGCTTACCACCGTTACCTTCAAGCGTAGCAGTGTCATTACCAGTGTAGTAATTTGTGCTTGATGCGCCTGATGGTACACGTGAGTATGCCTGAGCAATCTTGAATGGGCTCAATGCTTCTTCACCTGCTGTTACAGATGTTGCGGCTGCTGAGTTGTCAGTCAATGACTGTGCATAACGTACACGTAATGTGTGAATCTGACCAACTGGGCCGGTCATTGGCTGAACACCAACCAACTCGTTAGCAATAACAGTTGGCATCACACGACGGATAACTGGAAGAATAACGCGGTTTAATGTTGCGATATTACCTGCAGTTGTTGTACCTGCTGTAGATTCAGCAAGTAACTGTTTCTTTGTGTTCTCAAGGAGAACACCCATTGTTGAACGGCGAGTGCCTTTTAAGCCTTCTAACAGGGCATCTTTGGTCTCGTCCCAACGGCTTTCTAATAGAACTTTTGACATTTTTAATTATCTCCTAATATGTCTTAAAAAATTAAAGCCCTGCCAGACGCTTGATATCGATAACGTTGTCACGTCCTTCGAAATCTTCTTTAACTTCTTTCTTGGCAGATTTATCCCCAGTAGCCTCTGTAATAACTGATTCAGTTAAAGATGCCTTTTCAGACTTCTTTACTTCTGTGCCAGTATTAAGAACTGCTGGTAGATACTTATCAAAAGCATTCTTTAACTTTGCAGTTTGAACACTTTCTAACAGGCTCTTCATTACCTGAGACTTCTCTTTGTTTAATGGTGCTAGAAGTTCATCTAGTACCTTTTCACGCTGAGTTGACTCTTTAATAATGCGAACTTCCTTTTCTTTGCTCTCCACTAACTTTTGTGCTTGCGCAACTTTGCCAGCGGCTTCGGCTAATTGTCTTTCCTTTTGTTGTAATGTTGCGACTAACTTGCGAGTGTCGGCCTTCTCATTGAGATGAGTAACGCTGAATTCACTTGCAAATGCTTCGAACAATTTACGTCCAAAATTATTTTCCTTAGCCTGTTTGATATCTTCCTTAAGTTGTGACATTTCACCTTTGAGATGAGTGGTAACAATCTTGTTGATTCTTGATGCACTTTCAGCAACAAATTTTGCTTTAAGTTCTTCAAGTCTCTTGCGACCTTCAGCAACCAACTTAACTCTTGCTTCAACGACTGCTTTCTTGTCCTGTGAGAATTCTTTAATTTCACGGGCAAGTGCATGTACAACGAACTTTTCAAGTTTTTGTTGATTTTCTAACATTGCTTTACGGTCTGAACGTAGTTCTTTGATTTCTTCTGCTAACTTAGTTACCATAAAATCATTAAACTTAGTAGCATGTTCACGCAACTGTAATTTTGCCTTTACACGATCCTCGTTCATTACTTGTCTTTCTGTGTGAAATTCTGAAATTTCAGTTGAAAGACTTTCTGTTACCATCTTATCAAGGGCTTCAACCATCACACTTCTATCATGCTCGTAACGTTGTGCGAACTCTTCTCGTAGTTCAGCACGTACTTGCTCACGGGCTTCATTAAGTTTGATTTCCCAAGCCTCATTAAGAGACTGGGCAACATCTTCTTTAATCAATCCGCTTTCAAGTAATGGTTTGATAGCATCTAACATGCTGTTTTCCCCTTAATTGATTTTAAGATCCTTAATGAGGCGCATTACTTCCTCTTTAAGAAACTTTTCTACTTTTTTGTCGCCTTTAGCGTCCTTAGCAATATCCAACAACTTATGACCATGCCTCATATTCATCATGCCCTCATAAATTGCTTTAGGATATGCGTTTGGTGCGCTAGGTTGAGCAACAATATCCACTGTGATTATTTCGAAATCACTGACGCGGCCGTCCATGTCGTTTACATTACCTGATCCACGACTAGATACTCCGAGTTTGACCCCACTAGTGAGCATAGTCTTTACTAACTCGCCCATTGGTGTTGGTAAAATCTTCAATTTACCGAATCCGTTTGCACCGTCCATCCACATCTGAGTAATCATATGAGATACACGATCCAAGTTAATCTTTAGATCATCTGGGTGATCTACTTCCCCTAACACTGAATAACCGCTTTGAATTTGCTCGTTGAGAGTGCTAACTGCGTTCTCAATTTCAGAAACGGGGTAAACACGCTCATTTGCGTTCTTTACCCCACCCTGAATGAAAATCCCCTTCATGTAGAGTGATTTTCCATTATGGTCATCCATTGACTCGACCACCATGTTTGCGCGGTCAAATGTTAGATGTTCTTTGAGATACAAAGCCATTTGTTCTCAGTTTCCTTACTTAGCAACGATGCTCTTAGTATTTGCTCCATTGTCGCCCTTCTTAGGAGCGGGAGCCTTGCTTAAGTCAGCACCTTTATGTCCGGGAGCATTTTTAAACTGTCCTGCACCCTTAACTTGCGTTTCACCCTTAGAATATGGGTTGCTTGGTCCTTTAGGACTTGTTGGAACTGTTTCTGCCTGACCACTGAATTTCACTGGCTTGCTGTCCATTCCTGCTTGTCCACTATTCTGTAATCCTGGGCTCTTTGTTTGAGCACCATTGTCACCGTGTGTAACGCTAACTTTTTGAAGTTGAACTGCTTCCATCATTTCTTCTGCCGCAACTTCCTCTTCTTCACCTTCGTCACCCATGTCCATGTCTGCTTCGTCACCCATGTCATCGGCTCCGCCGCCCATGATTTCTTCGAATTCAGCCATCAACTGGTCTAATTTATCTTCAATACGGATGACTGCATCTTCCATGCCTTCACCACCTGCATCGCCTTCATCGCCTAAATCTTCTTCACCGTCTGCTTCGAGGTCAAATACTTCTTCGTCCTCTTCTTCGGTTACTCCTGATTCCTCAGCGTTGATCTCGTCAAGAAGATCGCCAACTTGTCCTACCATTTGGCCTTCTTCCATGTCGTCCATTGATTCTTCAATAGCATCAGCATCATCTTCTTCTGCTGATTCTTCGACTTTTTCATCATCGTTATCTTCTGCTTCCATCATCTCTTCGTCCATAATGGACTCATAGATTTCGCGGCTCTTTTCGACTACGATTTCGTGAAATAATTCACGTGCTTGTTCTTCATTCTCATTGATAATAAGGTCAATGAGTGTTTCAAATTTTTTGTTATCCATTGTAAATTTCTCCTGATTAGAAATGGCTTTGTAGAGTTATTTAGTGGCTAGTCAAAAAAATAGCACATTAAGTGCTAATTTTTTACGTTTTTGTGGTTAATATACGATTTTAAACGCTGGGTGCGCCTTCTTCGTCACTGGCCTTAGCCCCGTATTGTTCTCTAACTTTTTTAAGATATTGCTTTTTTTCGTAATTTCTAACATCCATCATCTTACGTAACTTACGTATTTGCTTTAATGTTAGTTTAGTTTTACGGCTTGTTCTCCAAACAGGTTTACTGTTATCAGAACTTAAGTCCTGATACCCTGATATAGGAGCGTCAAACATTTCAAAGAGTTTCATAGTATTATTTATGCTGGGGGAGCGGCTCCGCCGGGTGCTACTGCGGCTGCTGGGGCGCCAGTTTCGGGACCTGCAACAGGTCCTGCAACATCTTCACCGCCCATTTCTGCTTCTTCTTCACCTGTTTCCAAATCGTCAGCAGTTTGTTCGTCACTTTCAATATCACTTGTCGATACACCCACACCACGTAAATCACTACCTTTGGGCTCTTCAGATATATCTTTCTGATTTTCTTCACGCCAAAGTTTCTCGTTTTTAGTGATTTCTTCTTCACTTAATCCTAAGAATCGTTCTAATGCGAAACGTTTACTAATGTATGGGAATGCTTCCATGCTAGCGAATGTGCTAACACGTGCTGTGTCTAATTCACTTTGACGATAGGCTGCAAAGTTCTGTGGAGGATTGAACTGTAATTGAAACAGTCCACTGTCAATATTAAACCCTCTCCAACGCAAGAATAACTTGAATTCTTCATCAAGTTTCATTGCGATATAACTCTGTAATCGTTCGCAATATTGATTGAATCTGAACTCTTGTATCATTGCTGTGCCAACACGACCATCACTCAGTGGAGTAGTGTTATCATCAGGACCTGTTGGTAAGTAAGAACTTGGAACACGTAATCCACGTGCTAATCTGTTATTGAAGTAACGCAAGTCATCGATCTCACCGAGATTCTGCCCACCAGGTAGAACCTCTACAGAAGATCCTCGCCCATCCGCTGTAACAGGGAAGAAGTAATCTTCATTCATTGATAATGGATTATATGTGGCGTCTACAACAGACTGCCCACCGTAAACAGATGGGATTCTACGCTGATGGATTTCGTTCTTAATGCGTTCTACGAATGCCATAGCCATATGACTTGGCATGTTACCAACGTCAATCTTAAACATTCTACGTTCAGGAGCACGTTGCACACGATAGATTAGAACAGCATCTTCAAGTAATTCTTTTTGTTTATAAACTTTAAAAATATTTTCCAATACACTTTGTCCAAAAGGCCAAAATCTATCGAGACCTTCTGTTAAACTTAAGTGTAATATATGTTTACCGTCAATGGCACTTTCACTTTGACCCAATGTAAAGCGTGACCCTGATGTGTTATAAGGCATAGCAGGGACTGTATAAGGTGTGTTTGTTCCGCCACCAGTACCACCTAATCCTGTTGCTGGGTTGGCAGCAAAGTCAGTATTAGTTTTTTGTGCTACTGATAGATTCTGTAAATTAATATTTAGGTCTTTTAGTACATATTGCTCAGGCTTTTTACCTTCGCTTTCATTGACGATAACTTTAATAACTTTAACCATATCGACCCAATACAACTTAAAGTTCTCTGGGTCACGAACAAATACTTGATCACCATATTTGATAACGTTTCTAAAAATTTTAAAGATACGATTATCAAATTCATTTAGTTTACACCATTGTTGTAACTGCTTAGTTAGCAATTCAACTTCATGTGGAGTTGGATCCTCTTTGAATTCAAAATTAAACGGTGTTTTATTATGTTCGTTGCGTTGTGTACTGAATTCTGAAATGATATCTAAACATGCATTAATTTCAGCATCAACATCCATCATTTCATATTGATTATAACGTTCTATACGATTTGGATGACCTGTGTAGACTTCAGGAAGTCTACTCATGTAATTCTTATATCCAAACTCAGTATTATTCCAGCCACCAGTGGGCAATCCATTTTGTCCAGGACTGCCGTTCCATGCCCCTGCGTTGCTATTGCCACCGCTTATAGGACTTGAGATACCACTTTTATTAAGGAATTTTCTTTTATAAGTCATTGATTTCAGTTCAGATTATAAAGTATTTAGTATTAGACTAGTGAATGCTTCAATAACTTGTTTGAAGTTTCATTACCATCACTTAATTGAGCGATAACTTGATCTAACTTGCTCGCCATCATACCATATATTTCCATATTGGCTGCGATAAGTTCTCTAGTAGAATCTGAACCTGATTCTTGTTTTGTGCCCGAAACTTCAGCCATAACATTTTTACCTTCAGCAGATTCGGCTTGTGTTTTGGCTAACTTCATTAATATAGATTCTGAGTCAAGTGGAGCAGTAATTTCTAGTCCATGATGTTCTACAGGATAACCTGTTTCGGGACCGTCTGCGATAAGACCTCCCGATGCTTGCATTACACGTTGTCCACCCTGCTTTGAATCACCTGGCATTTGTGCTGAGTACATTGCTACTTTTTGTAGTACTTCACCACCTAAATAACCTTGTCCAGGTTTAATTGCTGTACCTGCAATCTGACTTGTTGCTAGTAATTGTGCTTGGTCTGCTGACATTCCACCCTTAGCATCAAGTCCAAGTTTGTTGGCCATACTCGACTGACCTTTTTGCATATACCAAGCAACAACTTCACTAGCAACACTTGGATCATTTACTAAATCTGGATTCTCAATTAATCTGTCATCACCAAAGATTGCTTTACTTGCCGCAGAATAGTTGTTCTTACCTGTCAACTGAATATAGCCACGTCCTCTGAACTTCCAACCATCGCCGGGCTCAGAGTTGCCCATACCTTTACCAAGTTTAGTACCCGAACCATAGACAGCCTCGGCCATCTTTTCGGGACTTGATTTCATTTCACTAATTTCTTCGTCTGTCTTACCTGCTGTAGCAGACTTGAATATGCTTCTTATACGTTCGTTACTAGTCTTACTATAGTTAAGATTCTCATTAGTAACTTTACCACCAGACTCTTTCATTACATTACCTAATACAGCGTTAATGTAATTTTGGTCTGTCATTCCTCGTTTCTTCAGCGCCTCTGCAATACCACCAAGATTTTCTTTTACATCTTGTTTTACCGGAGGAGGTGCGCTTGGCATGCTTGGTGGCATGCCACTCATAATTGGTTTACCACTGCTATCTGTTACTGCTCCGCCGGTACCTGATGTTACTGCACCAGGGGGAGGTGTCCCTGCTACTGCTCCGGCTGCCTGCGTTTCTTTTAGTTGATTTCTAATCTTACCAATATCTAATAAGGCACCACCTAATACACCCTTAATTTGATCTTTAACTTCTTTAGTAGCATCTTCGGGACTTACTTCGTCTAATGTACCTTTAATTAAACTATCAAATTTAGTAAAGTTAATGGCTAAGTTAGCCAACGACTTATTAGATA